CCTTCGTCCATGTATCTAAATTGATTATTGAATATACGGCAAAAGCCAATCGCGTTTTGCAATCGTGCCTTTATGTCTAATATCGCTTTATTTATGCCCATATTCTTTGCATGTAGCTTTTAATTTTATCTAATTGGCGTTGTCTTAGCTTTGGCGTATCCCCCATGAATTGCCTTTGCGGTATTTTATCGGTACCGACATTATGATAAGCGCCATAATCATTCTTTACTTTAAATCTTATCATGTCCCAATCGGCACGCTCCAAACTATTAACCACGTCACGCCTTAACTTACCCGTTTTTACCAATATCGCTCTTCCATGTCTTGCGTCTGCGCCTTTCTTTGGATATTTATAAGCTTTTGTCCCGGGGATTTTTCTTTGTACTTGTTCCCAAGCTGTCCCGTTCCATTCTTGCTTATTAAACTCTTCGACAAAATAGTTTTTGGTGTCGTTAGCCAATACCTTTGGCAATTCGTGTTTTAAACGCTCCAAATTTTTGCCTATTTTATCAAAATTAAATTTATCCATTTTATGCTTGTTCCCATAATTCAATAACAATCGGCGTCGATTGCATGTCCGAACCTTTTTCGATATATACACCATCAAAACAAAGCGCGTCTTCATCCGTAAGTCTGCGACCGCCTAATTTTTTCATTTGTATATCGGCCCATTGCTGATATTGACCGTACATTCTAGGCAATATGTGAACCGCTTTGATAGGTACGTTTTTAATTCTGTGAGCGTAAATGGTTGCCGCGCACATATCCACCGCCTGACATCCGGTCCCCTTAAACTCTTTCCAATTAAAGTATTCCATTATTTTAAAGTTAACATGTATTTAGTACGATTAACAAGTTCCTTCATATCCGCTAAGATATTAAGTAAATCTGTACACTTTTTATCGATTTTTGGTTCCATCAATTCCAAAGTTACGTAAGTTTCGTCCATTAACTCGTCTACGTCCTCAACTTTTACGTTTATTAAGCCGTTAAGATTCATTCGGCCATACTTACCCATGTAAGCTTCAACAAACGTGTCTAAAAGTTCGGTTAATTCGTCGTAAAACTTGCCTAATGCTTTATGTTGCGAAAAAACGCGCGTTTCCCAATGTAAAATATGGGCTTTGTCGCGCAATTCAATTAGGCTAATAATGTCTTGATTAATCATTTTTTTTCTTTTTTATTGGTTCAAAAACTATATCGTTTTTTTGCTCCGGCAATGGTCTTGCATGGTTATTGTCGCCGCTTAATATCTCAAACGGGATATCTTCCTTTCCAAAAGCCTTGCAAAGACTTGTTTCTATATCAAAATGAGCGCATTTAAAACAAATTGGTTCAGTAAATAACATTATTTTAATATTTTAAGTGATTCTTTAAACCATTCTTTAAATGGTATTTCTATTTTTGCTTTTTCATGGTATTTTTTCATCATTAATTCGCCCATTTCCTTAGCAATTGGCCTAGGATTTGGCGAGGACGTAAACTCTGCCCAACTTTCGGCAATAAATTCAAAAGGTTTTTGGCTAGCCTTTCCCCCCGCTGTTGCTCCATACGTGCTTAATTTTTCCGCTATTGATTTTTCGCCTAACGCCCTTTCTCTTTCGTATATTTTTAAAAAATCAGCATCATTCCTTATCCCTAAAAACTTGTCTACTTCATGGCCTAATTCGTGATTCATAATATATTCAAAATCTTTAGCGCCTTTTGTAAACCAACCTTGCTTTTCGTTCGCTATTATTATTTCATCCAATAATTCTTTGCTTTTGCCGGCTTTTTCACTAACAAAAACACCTCTATATCTTGATAAATCTATTTTTTCGCCTCCGGGAATTGTTATCTTATCTATATTTGACGACCAAGCTAAAGTATTTTGGCCAACCTTTTGTACATGCCTATTTGCAAAAGCTAGCGCCGACCTATCCGCTGATTTTTCGCCATAAGTTTTAATTATAGTTTGGTAAAAGTCAGAATTTTTATAAGCTTGTTTAACAATATCTTTTATTTCTTTATTGGCCTTTTGCGCACTTCCTAATCCGGGGATTTCAATTTCAGGCATGATTTTTTTAGTCTTTTGTACGCCTCTATTAATATCATTGGCCACTTTTACATCAATTCCCTTATAGTTAACATATTTAACCCCTAAATTTTCTTTTGCCCAATCTTCGGCTTCCCTTGTTGTCTTTGCTGATATAAATTCTACAATATCAGCCGGCATAGGTAAATCAAAATTTCTTTTGGCTAAATCTTGGTCTTCTCTTGGTACCTTAAAATAAGGATGGTCCGGACTGAAAACTATTTCATCTTTACCCACATTCATTTTAAACACGTCTTGCATGTCCTCGTCTGCGTGTTCTTTTGCTTTGTCTACTTCTGCCTTACTGCTAATTTCGCCTTCATCTAATTGTAAAACAGTAGAACGGCAATTCCAATGATTGGGCGGGTAAAACTCATCCCAAAATGGGTCATTGACCGGCAATGTTATTCCGTCCAATGGTTCGCAAATTTCCGTTGTCTGTGCATCTTCAACTACTGTCATTTTTAACAGCGGTAAAATTTCCTTATCAGCTTCAATCTGATTCCATCTTATACCCATTTGTCCACTTGCTACCGCGGTGTTGTATTCCGTTTGCGCATAGTTGACATTGTAATTGTTATAAATGGCCCTAGCGTCCTCAAAGAACTCATCAAAAGGCTTAACCTTGTCGTCTTCGTTATATAATAAATCCGTCATGGTTCGCACTTCCTGATAAGTCTTGGCCGCGCTAAACATGTAAATATTTGTTCTTAGTTCTTGGATTAAGTCTAAGTCCTTACCGTCAAAACTTGTAACGGGTCCGCCCGCGCCTTTCAATAAGCCTTTTTCTAAGAATTCGGCTATTGATTGGTACAAGTCTACGGGTAAATTTTCCTTCGTAATATCGCCCGCAAAAATACCTTTAAGTAAATCTTCAATTTCACTATCGGTAAAATTCATCTAGTTTGTTTTTTATCTTGGCGCTGAATTTTTGTGGTTCGTTCTGTTTAGGAACGGCCGGTGCTTCTATTTTTAAAGTAGGGATTCCCGTTCTTTCCTCAAAGTATTTAGCATCCATTTCCAAGCCGGCGTTTTTCATTGCAACCGCGATGTCAGCCGTTAGCTTGTTGTTGGCGTCTTCGTTCTTTCTTTGTTCAACTAACTCGTGGTTATTGCTGAAACAGAATTTAACATCGTCAGGAATAGACATGCCAATTTTTCTAAGCTTAGGCAACAAAATGTCATTAACAACATCTTCTAAAAACGCCGCGTCTACCGCCGCCGTATCATCCAATGCAACTTGGGCCGGGCTTTTTTCGCCACTATTGCCAAGCTTTCCGGGTACTGAATCCAAAGCGTCGGCGTGTCCTAAAATAATCTTAGATATTTTCTTTTCGCATCTTAACTCTAACGATTCGTAAATCTTAAAGCCTTGTCCGTTTCCTTTTGTTTCTACCAATTCCACTTCATCATATAAGTCGGTAAGGATGTAACCCGCTGAACCCATATTTGCCAAGGCGCTTTCAAAAGCCGCTCTTTCGTCTTCGTTTGTTTTGGTTGTTTTACCTTTTCTTATTGGCATACCGTATAACTCCGCCGCGTCTGTGTTGAATCCTAAAACGTTACGGCAAATGATTTCGTAAATAGCCACATAGTACAACAACCCATATCCAACCTTTGCAATACCCACGTCCGTTGGTGTGTCAACCCATACGTGCCAATCCACGTAAGGTTCCTCAAGGAATTGCGCACCGCTCAAAGAATAAACATAAGATGTTACGTTTAAACGGTCCGGGGAAATATTAAATCTTCTAATTATTGATAAATCCGGGAAATTGTCATTCTCAAAATCGCCTAAAGTAATTAAGCTATAACCAAAAAACTTGGCTTCTAAAGCATATTCCAAAAGGTTTGCAAACCATTTTTTATTAAACATTTTGATTACATCCTCATTAATCGCATCTTTTGAATCCTTAAACTCCCAATCGCGAAGCAAAGTAAGGTCCTTTCTGCGCTTCAAACAGCTATAAACGTGTCCGTTTAAGATTGTATCGTTGTACATACGTTGCATACGTACTCTGTGCGGATACCATGCTTGTTCTGCCTCTTTAACTGCATCGCGCCACATTTGGACGTCATGTCTAATACGTTGTAATTGAACCGGCGTAATATATGCGCGCAAGTTCTTTTCAACGTGTGTCGCTCCCCTCCATTCTGCGCCATACTCTGTTAAAGCGTTAGGCTTGCCGTCAACCGGCGGCGTTGGGAAAACGTAGTTCTTTATATTTTGAAATAAATTTGCCATTATTAATAAGAATTTATGTTTCTAACTTGTCCGCCCCATCTTACGCGTCGACCTTGGGCCGGTTGTAATAAAGGTAAATTTGGTGTGACCTCCCCACGCGCGCACATTTTAAGCCAATCTATTGCGGCTTCGTATCTCGCCACCCTTAATTCGGGAATGTTACGCGGTGCAATGCGCGCGTGTAAGTGGTATAAAGTGATATCCGTAAAATACATAACCATTTGTTGGTCGCGGTTATCAGCCGGGGACCAAATGTTAGCTAATAATAAATCAGTATTTGCGGGAATAATATAGTTTTCCTGAAATGACCAATTCTTAGGTCCTACGTTCGGGTCATTTGGGAAAACGTTTGTATAAGGAATATTTTGTGATAAGTAGTATTGTATACCGTCCTCATGTGCTAGTAACGGCGTAGCAACTATACATTCATAAATGTTACCGGCCCAAAACACAAAATCGCCCACATTGTAAAGCTTATTTAAGTCAAAAAGCGGGTAAGGATTCAATGCGTAATATAGGTCGTATTGGTAACCTAATAAATTCCAAGCGGTCATATCAAATGTCCCGGTAGTTGTTGCGATACATTCATAAACTTTGCCTAAATATAAAGTTAGGTCAGCAATTTGATAAGTATTTGTGCTAACATAAGCCGGCGCATCTAAATAAACTCTGTCCCCGGCGCTATAAGGATTTTGCCTATTCCATTTTGTAGTATTGGCAAACTCTGTGCTTACGTCATATTTTTGACGTAGGTAAGATATTGCCTCGGCTTGTGCCGCTAATTCTGCGCCCCCTTGAATTACTGCGTTTGACGTGATAATCTGTTGTAAGTTCGCGTCCTGAATTATACGCAAATAGTCGGAAGGGATTAAATATGCCATTTATTTAGTTTTTTTAACTGCTTTTTTTGGTGCCGCCTTTTTAGGTGTCGACAAACCCGGATTAATCTTTTTATTTAACCCTTTTAAAGTTTCGCGTCTATTGGCAATAATGCTTTCAATCTTTGCCAATTGACTTTCTTTTATAGTCAATTCTTCGGTTCTTCTGTGAATAAGTACATGATAAGCGTCGGATGCACTTTGCGTTATTTTTAATTCTACTTTAGCATCCTCAAGCTTTTTTCTTGTGTTAATTAAATCCTTTAAGTTTTTAAACATGTTGCGTTGTTTTGGTGTAAATTTAGTAACTATTTTTTGAATTCCGGTTTTTCCCAAACGAAATATTGGTAATACCGCCCCTTTGGAACTTGTCGTATTCGCTTATAAAAGCAAATGTAAGCATGTAATCGGCACAATCCGACATGTGACCGTACTTTTCGTAAGTGACGCCCGTTTCAGTATCTTTAACCTTTTCTTTGTGCTTGGTGCCATCGCTCGCCTCTTTTAAATAGCTAAAGTCTGATATTGTTTGCCCGCAATTCTCGTCTATTGATATGACTACCCCGCCTTCGTTAAATCCTAATATTTGATTAATCCAATTACCACGCATTGCCACGGCCGGCGCCTTTTGATGGACGCGCATTTGAGGTCTAAGGCTTGCAAGTTCTGTTTGAATAATCCTAAAATCATTCTGCCCTTGCTCTGACCTTGTATCGGCTGACCTACCGGACGGGTCGCCATACACAAATAATCCGCCTTTATGGGCAAAATACTTTTGTAAAAATAACTTTGAGGCGCCCTTGGTGTTGTTATTTGGGTATCGTGCCGGGATTTCATCAATACATCTAACGTCTAAGCCTTTTATTTGCCATATTTGGACCGAACAATAAGGGTTGACGTTAAAGTCAAAGGATACATGCAAAGGCAATTCCGGGTCATAAACCAACTTTTTAACATGCTTAGCCCTTGAAAACTCTTTATAAAAGTTCCCGCCGGTTTCCTTAGCCGTCCATAATCCCTTAGCGTAAACAGAATATAAATAAGGGTTCTTTGTTTTGTAGTCTTCAATCTGCGCTTTTACTTCATCCGGCAACCATCTGTTATCCTGATAGGTTGAATGATGGACCGTATAATAGTAATCAATGGAGCGCCCTTCGACTTCAACGGTTGTTTTTTGTCTATAAGATAATTCGTGATGGTCCTTGAAAAACCTTTGCCAAAACCAATTATCCTCGGGATTGCCCTCAACTTGGGGGTTTATCGTGAAAATTTCTTGTAATAAATCAGCTTTGCCGGACCTGATAGTTAAGGAAATCGTGGCGAAATCTGATTCGGCCGGAATGTCCTCTTCATACCAAACCATGGTCGGGTCCTTTATTGACTTTAACTTATTTGGGTCGTCCCCACCTCTAGCGATAAACTTATTCCCATTTAAGCAAACAATTTCCAAAGGGGAAAGCTTAAACACAAATAAAGATTCCAAGCCAAGGTCAAATATGGCTTGTTTTATAGTGTCATAGGACGAATCCTTAATAGAATTAAAGTTTTTACGATACAAAATGCACTTAAAATACTTATGTGTAAGGCAAAAGAATATCAAACGCTTTGCGGTATAATCTGACTTACTCGAACCCCTTGAACCATATAAAATCAAATATCTGTCAACGCATTTGTTTAGTTCTATAAAGCGTTCGTTAATGATTCGTCGCCAATGGGGCCAATCAATTGTCATCGTCCGGTACTTTTACAATAATTCTTTGTTCTACTTTTTCAGCGGCATAAACTCCGCGCTTTTTCCATACCTCGGCCAAAGCGGCGCGCATTTCAGCCGGCGTCGGTTTACGGGTGTTAATTACTATTCCGTTAGGCATGTCGGTACGCTCTTCGATTTCCATTTCCCCAAACCCAATTTTGAGCAATTGTTCCTCTATCTCTAAATCGGATTTTAAGGTGGTTATTTTGGCCTCTGCTATTTCCTCGAGTTTCTCATTCACTAACTCCCTAACAGCCTCTAGGTCTTCGGCTAATAGCTTTTTAGCCTCACTTAGCCGGCTTTCAAAGGTTCTTTTACTGACCTTTCGCAATTTTTCGCAAAAATCCGTAAAAATATCTTGCGTTTTTTCGCCTTTCCGCAATTTTTCCGCAATAAAATCGATGTCAACTTGCAATTTTGCCATAAGCAAAGGTAAGATTAAATATCTTTTAAATCAGGGTTACCCCCTAAAGTAAAGTCTAAATAGTCTTTTTTGTAAAGTATATCGGTCCCGGCCATATAGGTTAAAACCTTACTCAAGGCTTCTATTTCGTCGTTACCGTAGTGATGTACTATGATTTTGTCAACGTACAAGGAAGCTTGAAAACATTTAACAACGCTTTCAAGCTTTTTCACTTGCACCTTATACCCGTTTATTACTAGGGTTCTCATACAATGTTGTGTTTATGCCAAAACATGTAAGCAAATGGGAAAACTGCCCAAAAAACGATTAATGCTACTATCATACTATCTATTTTTAATTGTGTAAGTTATTAAAATTATTATTGAAATAATCAAAAACCACATAACGGCTATTTCGGTTTTTGTGTTTCTCGGCCTCATTTTTTTATATTAAAGGTTTCGTTTACAAATATTCTTATTTAGTTGCTTTTATAATGCCTGACCATTCCTCCATCGCACAAAATTACGCACCAAATGTCATTTTCTAACATTCCGCTATTTGTAACATATAAAGCGTAACCGTTTTTATTGCCTTCCACCACTACCGGGATAGGTTTGCTAAATTCTAACATTTATTTACTTACAAGTTTATAAAATAACCATTTAATGAATTCCCATCCTATTATTGATAAAATTATAATCATAAAATAAAATTTATACCCCCACCGAAAACATCGATAACACCCTATATTTTGTTAATTAATAATTGTGGCGGGGGTAATATTTTAATAAACCGGGTTTCTTTCTTCTTCTAGTTCTAACCCAATTTTGTAAGTAACGGGTTCTTTTTGTAACCCTTTTACCATTTTGTCTAAAGCTGCTTTTTCAATTAGTTTTAATCTATGTTCTAAAGCTTTAACCTTTTCCCTTAAAGCTTCGTTTTCTAGTTCTAACGTATCAATGTACGTTCCAATTCTTAATCCCGCCATAATTATTTATTTTTTATTCTTTCTTGATACCATTTAACGCCTTCCTTAAATCCTATTTTTACCCTATCGCCGCCTCCGGTTCCACTAGGAACTTCATCTTTGATTCTATTTGCGGCTTCGTTTAATTCTGATTCGAAAGCCTCTTCCGGGGTCGGGGTATATTCAATAAAATACCCTTCTTCTAGCGCCTCAAGTAAATCAAAATGAACAAAACTTCCGGTTGCTCTGATTTCAGGACTTATAGTATAATCCAATCTATAATATGGCGAAATATAATTCATTTCAGGACTTGCGCTATCGTAACTAAAAATGTCGCCTATTTGAAACCCATAAAATGATTTTAAGCATTTAAGGTATTTTGGCGGGTTTGTTAAGTCAATTTTCATGTTTTTAAAGTTTATATTTTTGAATAATGAATTCTAATTCTGCCCGGGACCATTTTTTTACCTCCCTATGATTCTGTTCTAGCCATTCGACTTTTTTTTCGCCTATCTTATTAATCAGGTTTTTGCGGTATCCCACCAAATGGAATTGATTAAACCCGTTACAGCCTTTACATTCCCCGTGTACGTTATCCTCGTTAAATCTTAGCGCCGAACTGTTTTTAACCGGGACGTAGTGGCCGGCGTCCATTTGGCTAACGTCTTTAACCATCCCGCAACTAATACAGCGGAACCGACTTCCGTCTAAGTCGCGTTGCCTTATCCAAGTATTAAAAATCCTTTGTGCTTTTGCTAAAAGCTTAGGAAGCGTTATTAAATTCATCTAGTTTTACTTTGTGTTTACTAATAGGAAACTTTTTGCCCTTACATTCTACTATCAAAGCTAAACCACAATCTTTAATAATTGTCACTTTTTCCCCTTTTAGCGCATAAATGACTTTTTTTAAGGAACTTATGGCGTCTTCTGTTAATATTCCGGTCAAAATAAATTATCGTTTATATTGTCAGGGTCTTTGTCAATGATTGGTTGGTTAATAGCATTAAACAAAAAGTAAATAAGAATAAAGCATAACAAGCCGGCTAAAATTTTCATGATTTTTTTATTTTTATTATAGAAACGAATATTCTTATAACATAGTATAAAAAAAGCAAAAACAAAACCAATTGAAACGGTGCTAATAAGTCAACAAATGTGGTCGGATGGGTTAAGCTTTGCCAAACGAAGTTTAAATAGTCTTTCATAAGTATTTGTTATCAGTAAAAATTGTATAATAATCTGATTTTTCAGTTTTAAAATAAATTAAATAATCAATAGCGGACATAGGAAGTATATTTTTACCTTCATTTATATCCATTATATATTTTGTTCCCTCTTTCCATGAATCCATTATTTGCTTATTTTCTTTTTCAAGCGCTTCAAGTTCTAATTGCCTAAAAAGTTCATAGCTATTTTTATTTTGTTTTATTAAGTATAATTTTTCTATCTTTTCAATTAATTCTTGCATTGCTGTTTTCATGTCTTATTTTTTAGATTTTAGTAAATAATCAATCCTAGCGGCTTCATGCTTGCTTCTGTCTTCCTTGGTAAATGTTTCACTTACTCTTTCTTCGTGGTAGCTTGGGCGATGGCTTGAGGCTTGCTCGTCCCTAATATTTCGGATTGCCTGCCATCTTTCCTCTCTGTATTGCTCGAACATATCCATAAACTTTGGAATATCTAAGCTTTCGTAAAGCTTCCCATATTGACCGCGGACCAACTGTTGTAAAAAAAGCATGACATCCTCTATGCTCAATTGGTCCTCTTCTGACGTTTCGATTATTGCGTCTACTAAATCCATTATTTGGGTTGCGTTCATGGGGCGAATTAAATTCATAGACTCCATCGCGTTAGTAACAGCAACTAAAACAACCGCAAATGTCCTTTTAAGGTCAATTTTAGCCATGGCCGGCAATCTGCTTTCTCTATTGATAGAAAATATAGCGGGAAAATTTATTTGCCCTTGTGGGGTCTTATATTCTCTTAAAGCTATATTCATTTCTATTTTATTATTGGTTTCTAAAGCGACCATTATATTGCTGTTGAATATCGCTTTTGAGGTCTGAACCTGATTTTGCGTTTGTTGAATTTCGTTTGATGATTTCATCGTTAAATGATTTGTTGTGTAAATATGTTGCGGGGTCCTTTCTGAAATTTTTATCAGGTGTTGAAGCCACATAGTCTTTGACAACTATTAAAGCCAATTCCTTTTCTTTGTCGTTTAACTTATCCCATTTGGCCTTTGCTTTTTCCTTGCTTCTTTTTTTATCGTAGCAATCCCACCAATAATTAAAATTTTCGTCGACAATTTCAGCTTTAGTTCTAGTTATAGTTTCAGTTACTATTTCAGTTTCAGTTTCCATATGCTTTGCATATGCTTCGCTAGTGTTATTGTTTTTAGAAGATTTTGCATTGTTTCTTCGGCTTTCGCTGAACTTTTGCCTTCTCTCCGTTTCCTTAAACATTCTTTCATTAAAAAACATTCCGTTTTCGTTCGCGAATTTCGACCATATGTCAACATCATATGCTTTGCATATGCTTAACATATCCTTTTCGGAAAGTTTGCCTTTTTGGTGCTGTAAACACAATAAACGCATATACATACCAACTTGTTCATTTGTCATTGTAAACGTGCCGCTTAAAAAATCGGACGTATAAAATAATACCGCGGGGTCTTTAGCCATTTTCTACCTCCTTTTTTTCTCTTTCATAAATCATTCCGTGATAAATTAAAGTTATAAGCCCGTCGCTAGTTTCTCCCGCTATGTAACATTTTTCAATTAATTCTTGTAAAACTTTTTTATTATATTCTTCTTCCTCATGGCATTCGTGACAAAGCGTTTTTAAATAAATATTGTCATATTCCCAAGGCTCTAAACCTTTTTTATAAATTACATGGTGTACATGCAAAGTTTTATTATCACATTGACAATTTTTACATGTAAAATTATCGCGTTCCATAACTTCTAAACGCTTTCTTTGCCATCTTGGGTCTTTAAGTTTTTCTCCGTAAGTCATAAAATAAAAATGCCCCATCGGCTCCCCAACTGTCGGATAGTTGGTTCGCGTCAAGGGCTAAAGTCTTTAATTGAGTATCCGACACTCAAGGTTGCAAATATATAAATTAAATATAAACTTCGTCAGCCTTACTAACTCTTTTTCTAAAAAATCCTTCATACTGTGGATATTCTTTCATGAATAAACGACTGTAAAAAGGCTTTGCGTTATTGTTTATTTTAAAATCATCCCCGGCTTTTATCGGGGTTTCCCATCTAATAACATTAAAAATAAACTCCGCGGATAAGTTTTTAAATCCTCTTTCTATTGAACGAAGCGTATATCTTCGGAAAAATTCCCAAATTTCAGGGTTTGCCTTATGGTATTCCATAAACCACTTAAATTGCGGGGTTTCTTGTTCGTCAAATAAATTTTTCATTTGGTAGTTTTATAAGTAAAAAATGAATAAAGAAGCTTTGCTAATCCTACAATAATGTAGGAAAAAAATAAAAAGTCGAAAGCTGTTTCGTGTTTCATTTACATAACGTTTTGACTGTATTGTGAAATGGTCATTTCCGTTTTTAAAGCACTTATTGCGGTCCTCATAGCATCTATAACGTGTACAATTGTCCTTGAGCATCTTTCGCACATATCATAAGCGTATTGCTCGTCACTACATTGAGCGGCTACGTAATCCTTTGCCAATGACGGAGCATAGTATTTTTGTTGCGCATGGGAACTCATTGTAAGCTTATTATAAGCCCTAACCTTTGCTTCATTCAATAGGCGTTTAGTGACAGCCATTTGACTATTTACAAAGGGTAAGGCGTTACATAACAAGTCTAACTTATGAATTAAAGAATCGACCGATTGCATTTCGCCCGTAGCTTGAAACTCGGTTTCTAACCATTGGAACGCTTTTTCAATTCTTTCTAATTCTAGTTTCATTTCGCAATTGTTACTTTATAAGATGATGTGCTAGATTTTGCCGGCGGGTAAACGTGGATAGGTTCGCCATCCGGTGTGATAACGTCAATACCCGATAACGGAAGGTTTTTAAGGAATTTTTCCCTTTCCTCTACTTTAGCTTTAATTTGCTCTAAAGTTTCGTAAAGGTCCTTTAATTCAATATCCCCGCATTGGCTAAAATCATATTTTGTGCCTACTTCGGCCAATTCCATTTTAACCGGCCCGGATGTATATTCTTTACCATACTTAGAAATCTCATCCCTGATGCCATCTTTTAAAGCTTTATTTTCTTTGATAAGCTTTACAAGTGTTTCGGTCTGCGCTATCATTTCAGCCGCCTTTAAAGCGTTGCCGGATTCTATTGTATTGTTTACAAAGTTAACCGCCATCGTTCCAAGCTGACTTTTTGTTAAACCCGTTTCAATTGATAACGGGTTGTCAAATGTTATTATTTCCATGATTTTTAAGTTTTAAAATGGTAAATCGTCGGCCACTTCGTTATTATTATCTAAATGGGTACTGTTAGGGTCTGCGATTTTTGCATACTCTAAAGATGTAATCATTTTGTTTTTAATAAAGTCAGGCAATGAATTAAAAACCTCTACATCGAAATTGTCATAAGAAAGTAAAGTCTGCGGAAGGATTGGGGCCGGTGCCGGTATGCCTTTGGGTATTGCGGTTACTCCGGCGATTTCCTCATAAGTCTTAGTACCGTCCTTACTTGGTTTGTGTATAATGTTAATCATACAAGGAACGCCCAAAAGCTTTGTAATATCAAACGCTTTGGCTTCGTCTTCTGTAAAATCTTTACCACGCCATGCGGCTAACATTTTACGAAGGTTTGCTTTTTCATTCATTGACAAAGTATACTCCTTACTAATAACGCAAGGTTGCTCGCCTTTGTCGGGGTTAAATACTTTAAGTTCTGTCGGTAATTCCCAACCAATACGAACTTTTGTTAAAATCTTTTCCGTCCCTTGGATTGTTTCTTTGATTGTTCCAATTTCAATCATTTGATAACATCTAGCTAAGTAATTGTTAGCCGGGATTAATTCACGGACTGTGCCGTTGTTTGTAGCGATAATTGCCATGTTTTTAAGTTTAGAATGTAAATGTATGTATTTTTTAAATTACCCAAAAATTTATTTTTATATTATCCATGTTTTTTCTTTGCACTCATATACATCAAAAAAAACCATTTCAGAACTAGGCGTTTGCTCTTCCCTTAATATGGTAGTTTTTTTGCCTAATCCAAGCTTTGCACAGTATAAACAAATATTGGTTTTTGATGTGCTTAAATGGTCCGCCATTTGACGATAAGATAAACGATGGTAGTTATTGATAATATAATCTGTTTCGTCTTCTGTGTAAATTCTTTTATTCTTTTTTGACTTATGCCACATACGGGATAAGTTTATTACTTCTGCCATGATTTTAAGTTTTTAATGTTTACCCCAATTGTCACTATTATTCCAAAAATCGTGACGGTCTTTGTCTTTTCTTTCTTTTTCCTCTATGTAAATTTTTACCAAGCCTAAAAAAAGAACTATTAAAGCTATTAAGATTAAAATAATTGTGTTTTGCTGTATCATGATTAATCATTTATAGGGTTAATAATTCCGTTTTCGTCAACGCTAAAAGTTCCCAAGTCTTTAACCTCATCTAATTCGTGCAATTCTTTTAGTTCTAAGGTAGTGTGAAACGTAACCCCATGGTCAGCGCTTAAGTGAATTGTTTTGCCTTCATAAACTACCATTCCAAACTTTAAATAACTCATTGGGAATTTAGTTTTCATGATTTTAAAATAGGAAATCAGGTCCTTAAATTCAAAGGTTGCTATTCCTTTGTTAAAATCGGCAATAAGGCATAAAATGTCCGATTGGATAGCGTTGTACTCATGTAGAGTAAATGTGATTTTTTGTTTCATGACTATTTTTTTAATAAAGTTTTAATAAATACATAACCGAATAATGTAATACCGGCGATGATGATTGCGTCTAAAATGTTAATGTTCATATATTGATTTTTAAATTTAAAAGTTAGCCGGTTGTTCCGTTGGCGATACCGGCCTAAACGCATGGGGGATGGATTAGTTATTTTTTGTATGCTATACTATTTAATCTATTTAAAGTTTCCTTAGCATCTTTTTTTAATTGTTCCAATGCTTCCTCCGGGGATAAACCCATAGTATTTTTATAAGGAAATGTTGTAAGTCCCAAAGTTTTATTATAATGTCTTATTGCCGTGCCATGTTCCCCTTTACCAACTAAATCTAAACGACCAAAATAATAACTTCCGTAAGGTGTACATGCTACGTATTCGCGGTTGCTTCTGCGTTCGCTAATTACTGTACCATTTTCGTCAATAACTTGATAATGAAATTTACCGGCTTTGTTTTTAGTTTCTGTAACTTTTAATTGATAATTCATGATTATAGATTTTTAAGTTTTTTGGGTTATTTCCCGTTTGTTTCACAAATATAGGTAAGTTTTAAAATACCAACCAAATATTTTTTAAACTTTTTTTTAAAATATTTTTTTACCTCGGTTTTAGGCATTAAAAAAGGGGGTAGAAACCCCCTTCGCCTTTTACTTAAAATCTATAAAACCACCTATGAATCTAAACTTTTGATAAATCCTTAGCCATGGCTTTAATACCGGCCCTAATAGCTTTTTTATCCTCTTCCGTGAATTCTATTGGCTTATTGTGGCCATTTTTACCCCTAAGCTTATGGCCCCAATTGACTACTTCCGGGGCATATTTAGGAAAAAAGTATTTAGCGACTATGTATTTAAAAGGATTCATGGCGCAAAACTACAAACGGAATTTATAAACTACCAAAAATAATTTTATCGTTCAAATAACGTGTCAAAAAAGGGATTTTTTGAGCGATAAATGATACTTATAAGTCACATTGCATGAATTTTGACGCATATTTCATGCATTATATTACACATATAATTCTAATTGTTTAATCTTTTTAAAATATTGTAAACATAACAGCTTGAACAATTGGAAATATATTGCACATTTTGGGTTATAAAAAATTGTTGTGCTAGAATTATAATAAAGTGTCGTAAAAGGAACAAAAGTGTCGCAAAAAGTGTCGTTTAAGGTACTTTATGGGCGCAAATGTTACTTTTCTATGTGTTTTAGTAACAAATAAAGCATGCAAAATGTTACAAAATAGGGTTAAAATTTTCCAAAGTCTGTAATAAAGTAAGGGCAAATTTGAAAAAGTAAACTGTGGACTTTACAATTTTTGAAAAAAGTAAGGTAAGTTGTCCCGTTTTTTTTATAAAAAACTAGACAAATTATGTCACAATTTTATATAAATATATAACAAAGTAGGTAGTAATACTACTAAAAGTTTGCTAATAGTAAACTGTTCACTTATATAGATTGTTCACAGCCGGTGAACGTTCACGTTTTCGTGAACATTCAAATTGTCCAATTTTTTATACGTTTTAAGATATAAATAAAATGATTTTAGCTTATTTGTATGCTTTTACGTATATAAACGAATAAATACGAATATTATTCCTTAAATACGGTAAACATGCGGGTAGTAACTATACGACCAAAGTATATTTTATAAACTTTTACTCCTAGTTCGTCACATTCGCTTTTTAAGGCGTTTTTGATGGCCGTTAATGTTTTCTTATTCTTTATGTCTTCCCAATCGCAATCGGTCAAATAATCGGCTATTACGCCCCTTGTTACGTCGTGTAAGTTATCCGCGGCATTATTAACCTCTAATAAGTATTTTTTAGGGTCTATAATGTCAAATTTGACAATGGGTTCAACGCTTACTTGTTTCCCATCTAAGGTCACAATGTCAACCGGCATGATGTGCAAAGTGTCAATGGTCCAAATGACCGTGTGTATTTCGTCAATGATTGGAAATTTCCAATTCAAACCGACTTTTAAATTTCTTTTGTATTTACCTATCCTCAACAAAACGCCCATTTCGTAATCTCTTAAAACTACAATTGGCGAAAGATAATCGCGCCATTTTTCCCCGACCCATTCAAGCAATTTAATAAGGCCGTCTAACATGTTATTTAGTTTTAGCGTTAAATTGTGTCGTCAAATATTGTAATTCGTAGGCGTAGACTTCCTCCGTATCTTCTGTAAGCGGCACGCTAGCCCATTTCATTACGTCAATCGTGGCGTGTAACAATTCATGTTGCACCACGGCCGGGTCTTCTAAGCTAGGAACCCATACAATCGGGCTAAGGCCATCCCTAGATGGGAAGGTCACGCCTCGAGCGTCAAAGTCGCCGGCTTCAACCGTACTATCTAAATTTTTTTGTACGTATTTAACCGCATATTCAAGGTCTGACGTTACTAATACCCTAACCCCTAAATCAAATTCGCCGCCGGAAATAGTAAATTCGTAGTCACTCGAAGGCTTACCCCATACAATAATTGCAAGGATAAGAATTGTAAAAATAAATATGCCTATTCTTGAACCCATTATATACCTTTTAAAGCTTCTACGTCCGGGCGGTAGTCTTCCTCCGCTATTTTTATTTTTACCTTTCCTCTCACTTGGGCCAACATTCTTTTAACGCTTTGCTCTTCGGCCACAATTTCCCCGTATTTTTTTACTAACCAATTTTCTTGCTCTGCTAAAGTTAGCTTGTTCCAATTTTTAGGCATCTTCATTTTTTAATGAATTTTGTTGTTTATGATTCTTTTGTTTAGTACCTCAAAATTACCGTCTTTTTCAACTAATATTTGCGCGAATCCTACATTATGTTTTGTATTGTGCGGGTCATAATCCGGGGCCAATGTACAAAGACATCCGGTTGACCAACACGAAATCGGTTCCTCTTTTATGTTTGTTTCTGAATGATTCGATGTGCTATGTACGTGTCCAATAAGCATTGAACTTTTAGCCCTCATAAAAACACCCCTTGCGGCGTTTACCGGCGCCATAAAACCCCTTACAATAGTATGCCCGTGCAATAAGTGTAATTTGCCGGCCCTTACAACGATATGTTGCTCGTAAAAGTCAACATTGAATTTTTTTAAATCTAATCTTTGCGGCAATTTGTAATAAGGGTCATTAAAAAGCATTGGGGCTTTTTTCATTAAATATCGCATGTACCAATTGTCGTGGTTGCCCTCAATCCAAACTATGTGCGCTTTTGGAAATTTTGTTCTTAAATGGCTTAAAAATATTTGGCAATACTCAAACCACTCTACCACATCATCAGCGCTTGGCGGCGGCGAATCGTGGCTAGTAAATGGCGTATTATCCAATACGTCCCCGCCTAATACAATACAATTAATTTTATTTTTTACGCCGTAATCAATAGCCAATTTTAACGCTTCGTTATCCTGATTAGGAATGTGAATATCTGACATCCAAAGAATGTTATTTGAACTAACCGGAAGGTCTACGAATTCACGATTCTTTGATTTTGTAGGCGGAAGGTCCGGCGTATGGACGATTGCTATTCCGTTTTTTCTGTGTGTTTTTCCATAACTACCCGTTGCGTTTCTAACGTGTGACCTTGCATCCTCTTGGTCTTTATACATTGTCGGATGGTCGTTAAACAATTTAGCCGCTATTGAGGCTTTTGAAATCGACGGGAATTTCGCGACATACTGTGCCGCTAAATCTTTTTTTGTCATGCGTTGTTAATTTTTAAGCAAAAATTTGTTCTGCTTGTTTATACATCGAAAGAAAGTCTTTTGCTTCTGCCGGCGTTGTATTGTGGTCCTCCCCGTAAACCCACTCATCCTCGTAAGCGTCCGCCAAGTCCGTTGGCGTTGCAATAGCGCCTTTATGATACCTCATTTTAGCCGTATTGCCTATAAATATACCTTTTGCCTCTAATCTTTCACATAAAAACGCTAATCCGTCATGAATATTGTTAAATATTACAAAACCTCTTTCCTTCCCGGTCATGTTTTCATTGTGTGTGCAAACTGAATCAATAGCGACATCCCATTTCGCCGGCCATCTTCCCGAATCGCTTTGAGCGCCGCAAAAATTGGTCCCGCCAATTACATATTTCCCGTTTCCGGTTTCTATTCTCACAACCGCATAAGCCGCGCGCTTTATTTCATTTGAAAACGGTAATTCTTTTAACGCCTCAATAATAACGTACATTTCAACAAATGCAATGCGAAAAGGAACTATTGGTTTTTCAGGATAAAAATTCTTTACACTCATATAATGCCTTTAAATTTTGCTGTAATCCAAGCGCCATTGGAAATAAAACCCAATGAAACGGCGCCTATAAGTAACCAAATTAAACTTGTATTTTTAGACTCCCCGTCTTTTACTCTTTTATCTTTTTCAATAATTTGACCTTCTGAACTAGCTAAAATAATCCTAAGCTTTGCCGCTGAATCTTTCCATATTTGCTCGGCCTTATGGTCAATTATTGTTTGAATTTTAAGCTTTGTAATTGTTTGCACCGTATTTATACGTATCGTATCCGGTACTAAAGAATCGACTAAGCCTATTAAGGTTGTATCGTGATGGGTTGTTGTATCATTCATTAAACGCACTAAAGTATCATTTGCGCATGGATGTAATAAAGACCATTCCGCGCCTATCTTATCAAAAGAATTTGGTTCAGTTCTTACAATCTGTTCCGCACGCTGAATCTTGCGTTCCGGATTACAACCCGATAACGCCGATAATAATAAAATAAGAAAAACCACAAACATTAAAAAAGTCAATAAGACCGTAAGTGGAAGCGGATTTTTATTCTTGCTCATAGATAAGAAAATTATAGGGACCGAAGCCCCTATTTAATTACTGTTGTGTTGTTCCGCCGGTAACGTTATGGTCCTTAGCGTAAACGCCGATTAGGATAACTCCGATACCAACCGCCAATTGAGAAAGTGACTTTCCCGTAAATTGACCCGCGTTGTAAGCGTCCAAAATTGATTGAATCGCTACCGGTAAACCGGCTAAAATACCCGCTAAAGTTGTTTTGTAACTTTTCATGATTATTGTTTTTGATGAAATTTATTTTTTATCAGCCTTAGAAGATAACGAAACCTTAACGTCATTAATTCCCTCTTGCAATTTGTCCAACTTCTGATTAATCATGTCGTCGGACTTTTCTTTCATTGTCATTCTTAATTCTAACGCCGACAATCTAACGTCAGTTGTTTTCCAAAATATTAATGCTGACGCAACGAAGGCAACGCATAAACCGATAAACTCGGCGTAGGAAATAGATGCTTTTTGTTTAGGTTCCATTTTTTACTTTTTGATAGGCTTAATTTGTTCTTTTGGCTTATCAGCTACTAATTGATAATTCATTAATGGGGCCATGATGTTTTCTTTAATCATTTTGCCGGTTAATGTACGACTGTCTATGTTTTCGTCAATTAGTTTAATGACGTTTTTAAAAGTTGTCGTGTCAATTGTAATCTGCAATACCAAGCTGTCTTTTTTTCTTTCTTGCGCAAAAGTTGACAAAGACACAAAAAGCCCTAAAGCTAAAAATGTTTTTTTCATGTTTTTTATGATTTTATACCCAAAAATAAGGGATTATTCCGGTTTTATAAATACTAAATTATAAAGTTTACCGACAAAGGCAAAAGGAAAAATATTGCTTCCGTTCCAACTTTGATAATCAGCCCCGGAAATAGTAGCGTTTCCGTCAACGTGAATTAACCCGGTTGAATCTAATAACGCCCAATATAAAGTACATGTAGCATGTAAATCATCCGAAATGCTCCTAACTCCTAAATGGTCAACATTTATTGTGTCTGTCCATTTGGCTTTAAAGGATTGAATTTTACACGCTGTCATTGACTTAAATGCTGTGTCGATTGTTTGGCTTTTTGCTGTGAAAGCTGCTAACACAAAAAGAATGATAAATAATTTTTTCATTATTGCTTTTTTTATTTTTTAATTTATTCCCGTATAAATAGGTATATAATAAGTTGTTCCGTTTACTACTATTGATAAAATATTACCGCCTGAGCTTCCTAACACACTTCCCGCATATGCGCTATTAATCTTCCATGATTGACCTTGCGTTGTTATTGTGCCATTAACTTGCAATTTTGCTCCGTTATCTGTTGACGTTCCGATTAATACATTGCCATTTGTTAATACCAAATTATTAGAATAAGATGAACTATTATTTAATAAATCGAATGAGTATTTAACCAAACCACTTGTCACAATAGTATTTAATTGTAATCTATATGCACTTGAGGCGGAATTGTAACTCCATTGTTGTATTTGAGAAGAAGATGTTGAGGCTGATACTATGTCTAAAGGAGCATTTGGATTGGTTGTTCCAATTCCAACGTTACCACTATTTTGCAACCAAAGGGCAACAAAATTTGAACCCGATGGACTTCTAAGTGAAAAAGACATGTGATTTTGGTTAGCCGCGGTATATTCGTGTTGAATTTGTCCAACCATAATGCTATTTCCAACGGTAAATTGTATTGCACTTTGCAAACCCGCATTATTAGGTCTATTAAGTTCTAATAAAACTCTTTGGTCACTACCGGGGGAATAAATTGTCATTCCGTTTACTGTCCCGCTTGTAGTATTAATTCCCACTTGTCCATTTGCGGCCAAGTTTATATATGAAGCATTTGCACTTCCACCATTTAATAATTGCAATTGTTTGGTTGTGCTTCCGCCTTGTGTTGCGTAAATAGAAAATAAAGAATTATCATTATAAATTTCAGCTACTGCCAAACTTGTAGTTGCATTACCGGTATAGTTTAAATATCCGGATGAAGTTATACGCAATCTTTCATAACCATTATTGGTATAAAATATATGGTTTAACCCACTAAATGTATATTGGTAAAAATCGCCTCCGGTTGTTAATCCTTGTTGGTATTTTTCATTGCCATCAGTTCCATACATTCTAAGCAAACCAGTATTACCATAACTATTTGAATATAATTTTAAATTGTTACTATTAACTTGAATATCTCCGTTAGTTGTCACACTACTTGAGAATGTAGCTGCTCCTGATACTTGCAATTTATTCCCATTATCAGTTGAAGTGCCTATTAAAACATTTCCGTTTGTTAAAACTAAAGTATTGTTGTAAGACGTACTATTATTTTTTAAGTCAAATGAATATTTAACTAATCCGCTTGAAGCAATAGTATTTAATTGAAGGTTATAGGCAACGGGTGCTGAATTATAACTCCATTGTTGTAATCCTGATGAACTACTTGAAACTGATAAAATATCTAATGGAGCATTAGGAGTAATCATACCTATCCCAACATAACCACTACCATTTATATACATTCTCGAAGTAGTTGAACCACTTAAAAAATTAACTCCTCCCCCTGAATTAAAATTTAAGTTTAAATCAGTTGAACCTCCATTATTAGGGCCAAAATTATTTGAGTAAATACCATTTGATGCATCCGACTGTGCTAAACCATGAGAAGCATAAACATAATTACTAAATACAGCATTACCATTTGAACCATCTATTCTAAAAACCGGACTTGCATTACCTCCAATACCAAAAGATAAATCATAAGTACCCATTGTTGTTAAATACAATGATTGTCTTGTTGTTCCGCCTAAATTAGCCGCAGTAACTTTTAATGAACCAACATAATTATTAGCAACAGTAAAATTTAATTGCGCTTGCGTTGAAAAATCTGTTGTTGTTGCATCATTATTTATAATGTTAATAGCTGTGTAACCATGTTGGTCTTTTCTAACTGTTAAATTATCGGATAAAGTTCCTCCGGTTAATAATAAATAAGTAGAACTTGCCGAACTTGTTGTTAAATATGTACTATTATCGTAACTAATAGTCGTTCCGCTTGCTTTTACAAAACCCGTTCCATTGAGTTGCGGTTGTCCGCCTAATCCTGACAAAGTATAATTAGGAACGTTTAAAGTATTTGAACTAAAAGTAGCCGCACCGCTTGAACCGGTTGTGGTTAAAGATATTGGCGCTTGGTAATCTGTTCCCGCACTTGCCGCGCTTATTGTTGTTCCATTACTTTTTACAATTCCGTTTATTGCTTTTACTACCGGGTCCGTTTCTGTATAACTTGAAATAAAGCCCGCGCCGTTTGTTAATTGGTTTGTATTTGTTGGAATAGTAATTACGCCGGTTGCGTTATTATAAGCCCCCGAACCCGCTGTAAATGATAAAGCGGCCCTTGGATAATATGTTTTGTATCCCGATAGCATCGACGCCGTATCGGAAATGTTAACTTTTAAGTTAAGTTTTGCGTCTGTCGCTGTTTTATTGTAGTAAGCCGATAACATGCTTGCGGTATCTGTATAATTAACCTTTCCGCTTATCGCTGAACTTGTAATATATCCGGCCGGGTTAGTTTGTAAATAATAAGTAGACGCCGCGTTTGATTGTGTTAAATAAGTTGCCGCGGCATTTGCGCTTCTTAAATATGGACTAAGCATTGAGGCCGTATCCGTATAATTAACCTTTCCCGTAATTGCTGACGCTGTAATATATCCGTTAGGGTTTGAATTTCTATAATACCCGCTTAACATGCTCGATGTATCGGTGTATTTAACGTTCAAAGCTTGCTTTGCGTCAACCGCTGTTTTGTTATAATATGCGCTTAACATTGACGCGGTATCCGTATAATTTACCTTTCCCGCAATATCCGCCGCAGTTAAATAAGTTGAATTGTCATAAGATATTGTCGTCCCGGAAGCTTTCACAAAACCCGTTCCGTTTAATTGAGGTTGAGCGCCTAAATTACTTAAAGCGCCGCTTGCCGTTGACGCACCCGTACCGCCTCTGTTTATTGCTATTGTATTACCGTTCCAAGTTGCGGAAGTTATAGACCCCGGATAATCAAAAGTATTTGTGGACCAACTTACATTGGATGGCGCCTCAAAATGCGCATCCCAACTTCCGGCCGCGCTTGAATTATCCGTTAATGTTAAAGATAAATAAGCGCCCGAAGGAACCGATTTTACTAAAGTGTTAGAATTATTATTTACACTAATAGCGCCGGTTGTTTGATTGTTATTAAAAACATAAACCGCTCCGTTTGGAAGCGTTGTTGCGTCCGGTAATTTTATAGTCTGTCCACCCGAACCCGTAATCAAATAACTTGGGGTAGAATTTACCGTTAAATTTATTTGTGTCCCTGACGCGGCAACCGAAGTAAACCCATCAAAAAAGTTATTTCCATAAAAATTATGTGTGCCTAAATTCAAATTGTTTGTTCCGCCCGTATATGGCACATATCCGCTTAAAGCCAAAGTTCTTGCGTAAGGACTTAGCATATTTGCCGTATCCGAAATATTTAATTTTGTAGCCAATAAAGCGTTTGTAGCTGTTTTATTGTAATATGCCGAAAGCATAGACGCAGTATCCGTATAATTAACCTTTAAAGCTAATTTGCTATCAGTTGCGGTTTTGTTATAGTAACTAGATAACATTGAGGCCGTGTCTGTATATTTTACATAAGGCGCCAATGATGGCAAATTTGATGTTCTAGCATAAGGGCTTAACATGGACGCGGTATCGGTATATTTTACCTTTTGCGCATCTAAAGCCGCAACACTATCTATTCCTTTTTGACGCCAAAGCTTAGTCGATAATAAAGAACTATCGGCGCTAACGGTTTGTCCTGATTTCAATAACCCATAATTGGCTGAACGCAAATAAGGATTAAGCATATTGGACGTATCCGAAATGTTAACTTTTAAATTAACTTTTGAATCCACCGCGGTTTTATTATAATACGAAGACAGCATATTTGCCGTATCCAAAATATTTAATTTTAAGGCTAATTTAGCGTCCGTTGCTGTTTTGTTATAATATGCCGACAACATTGAAGCGGTGTCCGTATATTTAACGTAAGGTGCCAAAGATGGCAAGTTTGACGTCCTAACATAAGGCGCAAGCATATTTGCAGTATCGGAAATATTAAGCTTAAGGGCCAATTTAGAGTCAATAGCCGTTTTGTTGTAATAAGCCGATAAAAACGCCGCTGTATCCGTGTATTTAACTAAATACGGTAAATAACCAACCGACAACCATTTGCCGGTCGTGTCTAATTTTCTTAAATAAGGAACTAACATATTTGCAGTATCCGTATATTTTACGCGCGCGTCTATTCGGTTACTTAATGAGGTTGTATCCAATGGCGACTTAGAAGATAATCTTAAACGGCCGTTTTGGTCTACGCTTAAAACGCTGTCTAAAGTCGAATTGTTTTTGTATTTAGCAAATGTTAAAGAATCCGTGTATTTATATTTACCCGTGATTACAGTTTGGCTTTTTGCTAAAAATGGGAGCAATACTACTAAAAATATTAATATTCTTTTCATTATAAAGTTACCGTTTGCGTGTATAAAATAAATAAGATTTCGCCCGCCGCCAATGGGTCAACACCAACTAAAGTGATTGTTCCCGTTACGCTATCAAAAATAAATTCTGATTTCTTAAGCGGTTTAATTTCTCTTTCAATTTGTTGAACATTCATTCCTTGTAAGTCAACAATAGTGATTACAGTTTCGCCGCCTTGGGCCGTGTAATCCAAAGACATTGGTTTTATATACATAGAAGTTCCGCCCGGCGGGTTTACGGGTTGAGGATTGACCGGCAATACTGACGGGTTTTCCGTACCTAATATTTGAAAATAGTTATTGTTATTTATTCCAAAAGATGTGGCATAAGTAATCCCGCCGCTTGAAATTTTAGTATAAACGCTTTGGTCCGCTACTAAATTTTCATCCCACAATAAAGCCTCATTTGAATAAGGCGCCGTGTCAGGGGTAACATTGTTATCCTCTAATAATTTAACGTAACTATCCAATGAACCGTAAGTATTCAAACAAACGTCACTAAAAGATTGTCCACTTATGCAATTATATGTTAACATTATAAGGTTGCGTTTGGATTAATAATGAATTGACCGCTTGGCGACAAAGTGATTGACGGATTGTTTACCGTGTAGCCGTCCGATTGTAAATTAAGCCTTAATTGCTTTGATAATTCCTGAATCTGTGCCGCTCCTTTCTGCCATGCTCCAATACCGACCCCGTCTTGCGGGTATTGCTTCCACCATCCCGGGAAAGCGTTTATCGTATCAATGATATGTTGCTCATCGCTTATGGCAATAACAAAATCGCCATTTTTAACTAGGCAATCATTGTTTACTAAATATATATCTTGTCTAAATGCCATGAGTAATCTTATTATTTTCTATGTCCGCTTCAATTGTAGGGGTTAAGGACCCGTTAACTGTTGAGGTTGTTGGGCTTGTTGGGCTTCCAACCGATACAACCCCGTGCGTATGTGCGTTAAAATTACTAATTAATTCATTCACTTTGTTTTCTAAGTTGTTTAATTTTTGCGTCAACGCCCCGCCTTTTACTAATCCATTCAAAGAACCGTCATTTAGCGTTATGCTTCCATCGTTTAATATTTCAATACTTGAATTCCCCACTTGTAAATAAGCGCGGTCAATATCGGAATATAAAGCCACAAATGGGCTTATTTGCGTTGAATAAGCTATAACCACAGTCGAACCAACAACCGGGACCAATAGCCAACCATCGCACGAAGCGGCTTGTAAATTAACGGCCGGTAAAACCATTTGGTCGTCAATAGTAACCGTACACGTATTGCCTTGGATACTTTGAACAATACCGACAGACAATTTAACCTTGTCTTCCTTGAACGTTCCGGTAACCTTTTGAATTGCGGTTATAATGTGGCGGTCACTCATAATAATTTATAATCTAAGGTTATTATTTGTCTATGTCCGGCAACGCCTCCGGTATATTCAACGGCTTTAACGTTATAATATCCGTTTCGGTCCGGCATCCTTGCGTCTTCTAAATATATTTTGTCCCCTATTTTTACGTAAGGATGTGCAAAAGTTGTGAACTTGCCCTTAAAACCTGAATAATAATACTTTTTAAGGGTCGCAGTTCCTAAGTCTGCCAATGTCTTAGCCGTAACGACTTTACTTGCTAAATAAGCGTCTTTTTGACTAGGGCTTAACAATGCCAAAGCTTCTTCATCCAAAGTGGACGGGAAAAATAAAGTTCGACGCTCCCCCTCTACATTTGCGGGTAAATCTTCCCCTTTTTTCTTTTCTACATACGAAAAAGTACCATCCGGATTATTGTAAACTAATACGGATAAATGTTCTTTTTTTGTTTTTACTTCCCCCTTTTTATTGTAGCCATTTGATACCGTGTTAATAGATTGAACCACGGCCGACAATTTCACATCATCTTTTCTTTGCCAATCTAACTCATCGCTAATAATATTTCCTTGGAAAGTAAATTTATAAACATCCGAATTCGGTGTGATTCCGGCGTATGGGTCAAAACCTAAAATCAATTTATTGCCAACAAAAACGCTTTCTATATGAAAATCTTTTCTTATTCTTATTAAGAATTGTGCGACTGTTTCATTTTCTATTATAATACTTCCGACGCTTATTGCCGCGGTTGTGTCGACTGTTAAACCCAACGGCGTTAATAAACTAGAAAGTAATTCTTGTAAAGGCTTACTAGCCGGCCAAAGTTGACGCGGTATTGGCGTTTGTTTAAGCAACCACATGTTATCCTCACATTCCAATTGAATTGGTTTTTTAGAGGTAACCTTTGATATATAACCCTCAAAAACTTCGATAGGTTGTGGCGTTGTTTCTATGTAACCATATTTTATCGTTACCTTATCCCCTCTTTGAAATAAGTTGTCAACTTGAACGCTCGATTGTATACCGCCCAATGGTTGTCTAACTCCGTTTGCATCTAATACGTACACATTTTTTGGGAACGTTATTTTGCAATCGTTCGTTAAGTCTACCCACGAAGTCTTAACGCTAAATTCGTTGCAAAAATTAAAAGAAAAGATTTTGGACCTTCCGTTTGCTTTTTGCTGAATTATTATTTCGGTTACGGGCCTAAACATTTGTCATTAATTCTTTTAATTCAATTGGAACGTCTGAAATTGCGTTAATTGAAAACATTTGATAACTTATTCCGCCTTCCATTTGTGGCAAATTATAATTTTCAACAACTATTTGGCTAATCCCTAAATCATTAAGCCACCAAGCCGTCACGCCTTTTGATACCGGAGCGTCTAACCAAGCTTTTAAATTAGCTACGGTTGCGCTTGGATAACCTCCATTTGTGCCGGTTATCATTCCGTTAATAGTTATTTTTGCGTCATCCTTACCGATATATTCTTTTACTGAACCATCGCGGCCCTGAATTTCTGTTTTTACAATTCTGATAGGTTGCTCAATTGTTATCAATACCGTTTCTAATACAATATCATTTGCCGATGGCGTAATTGTTTTACCTAAAAAATCCACATAAGGGTCGATGGCGTTTAATACTAAATTACTATAAACCGGATTTCCTAAACTCGATGTTCCTATTTCCGGATTTTTAGTATTTGCCGCCGGGATTGAACCATCGTAAGGGTTATTCTGTTTAGCGTTAATGATTGCGACATTATGTAAATTATAATATCTAGCAACTTTTAAAGCCGCACCCGTAAGATTAAATCCACCCTGATAATTAATTAAACTCATATTTATACGCTTGTATGGACTTGAAATTCATTTACTGACCTTAACAATGCGTTAGCTACCATCTCTTCGACTTGGTTTGCACCTTCCTTCATTGTTATTGTACTAACTTTAAATGATTCAATAAGTTTTCCTATTGAAACGTTTATAGTTGTGGATTGCTGACCCTTTGCGCCTTTTGGCGAAATGTCTTTTCCGGCCGCTCCCGTTTCCCCCGGTGCGCCTACAATACCAACTTTATTAATCTTACCTTCTTTCTTTTTTTCCTCTTCGGTTTTTGCAAAGTCTTTTAATCCCGCCGCATATCCTTCCTTCGCCGCTGTTCCTATTCTAGTTGCCGCGTTTCTTACCGCTCCGATTGCTTGGTCCGCACCTGACGCAATCATTTTAGGGTCAAAAGTAAGTATACCCATGATGGCTTTGCCTAATCCGGTATATACATCGACGACAATACTTGCAAACTCTTTTAATACAGCCCATGTAGCCCAAAGGCCGGCCCTAAACGATGCGACTTTTTCGTAAGCGTAAACAATGGCCGCAACCATGGCCCCAATTGCAACAACTACAATCCCGATAGGGTTTGCATCTAAAGCCGCATTTAATAACCATTGGGCCGCTGTCCAAATATTTGTCGCTATTGCCGCCGCATTTACAACCAAAGAATAAACGCCATAAACTCCAATTGCAACGCCTACGCCAATTGCAACCGCTTTGACTAATTCTTTATGTTCTTTTAAATATTCAATAAATGATTTCAAATTTTCGCCCGCTTTTACAAAAAAGCTTCCGACAGCTTCCAAAGCCGGCTTTAATACTACCAATAATTCCATCCCGGCTTCGCCCACGGCCATTTTAAATGCGCCCATCATTTTATTAAATCTAAACATTGGGTCCGCATCGGCCGCCGCTTTTGCTGAACCGCCAAACTCTGTCCTTAATTCTTTCATGATTGCCGCTTGCGCTTGTGCTGTATGGCCACTACGAACCATATTTTTAATCATTTCGGTTTGCGCTTCATTAAAGTTAACACCGACACGACGTAACGCGGTAACTCCCTTAATAGGGTCTTGCAATGCCTTACCCACCTGAATAGCTGAACTTTTAAGGTCCTGACCTAAACGGGTTGACATATCGGCTATGATTTCACTTGCCGGGGTAAATGATTCTTTTGTAACTGATGGGAACGTCAATAAAATTGATTGCATTTCCAAAAGCGCCGACCTTGAATAAGGTAATTGAGCGGCTAAACCTTTTGCGCTTTTTTGTACGTCGTCAAAAGTTAATCCCGCCGCGCCTTTTGTAGAAACAAGGCCCGCTTGAACTTGTGCGTTAGCTTGTTCCAATTGATGGAACGCCTCTACTGATTCCTTTATAAATTCGCCACCTTTAAAAACGGCAAAGCCCACACCCAATAAGCCTAAACCTTTTTTAAGCATCCCCATTGTTCCTTCTAATTGTTGGGCGGCCGCGTTTGCTTCGCCTAGTTTTCCGGTTAATAGGTCCTTAAGTGTAAGGGTATATTGGACGTTCTCGTTTACTGTTGCCATTGGGCGGTCTTTTTAAGGGCGAATTGTAATCTTCCGATATATTGTGCGAATTTTTCATCGCCCAAAGTGTCGGGGTCTATTTTAAAATAATATTGAATTAAACATTCCCATTGCGTTATATCATCACAATTCTCGTCAACCCAAAAGTCTTCTATTTTTTTTTAAACTGATTAACCGCTAAAGTGACTAAGTTGTAAGCCTCAAGCGTTGCACCTAAATAATACTTGTCATTCTCGGGCGCTTCGCTGTAAATTCTAGGGTCGCTTTCCTCTTTAATTAAGTAAGCGTCTACAACTTCGCTTGCCGCTGTCACGGGGCTAGTTAATCCCTTGTCCATAACTCGAAGCTTTACGAATCTTGGCGGTTCTTTAATGAATCCGACGATAGTGTCTTCGCTGTCTTCTACTTTAAATACAATAGGATGTATAACCGCCGAATGTTTAACGGATAATTCCTGAACTTTTGATTCGATTTCCTCTTGTGTCATGTTTTTAATGTTTGTACAAATGTAATAAAAAAGCGGGATATAAAAATATCCCGCCTAACTTAAAAATCATGAAACAACGCAAGAAAAAAAAGATTGTCTATTTATGGTCGATTGAACCAATGATTAAAGGGATTTCAACAAGTATTTTTGTATCCCCTTGCGCTACTGTGAAAGGGTCTTCCATGAATTCGCATGCTTTTAAAACATCCAAAACCGGTTGAACTCTACTTCCCGCGAAGGAAACTTGAATATCAAACCAAGGAATATCCAATGGGTCACGATTAGGAGCGGCCGCAATAATAGCGTTCCACTCGTCACGATACAAGGTAATTTTTCCCTCATATTCTTTATTTCCGTAACCTCTACTTACCGGTTCTAAACCAAAGCCGTAGTTGTTCTCTTTCTTTTGTTTGCGCTTATATTCAATTTGGGTAATACCAACAACCGGAACTCCGAAAAGTACCAATTTTACGTTGGCCCATGAATAATTAACGCCATTAATTAACGGATTTGACATTTTATTAGATTGATGTTGTGAACTTAATATTTACTTGGATTGCTCTTGCAACTCCGATAGGTACCAATTTTACAGCGATTATCAAAGTGTTTGTAGCCAATACGTTTTGAGTAGTATTGATTGAAACTTGTTGTGCGCTCAATTCGTTATCTCTAATCATTTGAGTCAAATTAGTTTCCGCCAAACTTGTAAAATAAGCGATTGTTGTATCTGTTAAAGTACCATCTGAATTCAATTGCAATGGACCATTTAAAGCCGGCAATAAGCTAGCGTATACGCCACGGATTGCCTTGTCTATTGTTCTGTTGTTCTCGATATAAGCATAATCAGAAGTTACAACGATAGCCGTGTGACTGTCATTGATATAAGAACCGCTAATGCCTACATATTTAACTAAGAAAATATATCTTAAATTGTCCAAGTTGTTTAAGAAGCTTTGAGAAGACGAAGCAACTAAAACACCATTTGCAAAAGCCAAAGTGTCTAATTCATATCCGTTACTCATGTTAAATTTACCAACCCAAGCGATGTCATCGCTTACAGCCGCTAAACTTGTTGCACCTAAAACCGCACCTAAAACAGTAATTGACTTACCGTAACTCTTATACAAAAGTGAACCTAAACCCGCACCATCTTGTCCAATTACCGCGCTCGCTTTGTTAGCTGATAATGTGTTTAAATCGGTTAAAGTTGAAAGGTCAGCCGTTGCGCTTAAGTCAGCCGCATAGATAGCCGATAATGGCTTGTGGTTTGCGTCGTCGTTAGCTACAATTTCGTTATGAATTGTAGTTAAGTCGCCAACCGCGAAAGTTGCATCCTTCCAAACTCCTATTTGACGGATTTTACCGCTCGCATAGTTTTGCATGGTTGTAATTTCCGCAAAAGTATATGTTGAAGGCACCGCAAAGATACCAACAAATAAATTTCCTTGAGGTTGAATACGGAAGTATTCTGCAATATGGTAGTGCCAAACAGCTTGCTTAGAAGCTACGCCACCCGTGAATTGAGTAATCGTACCGGCAATTGTTCCCACAATGGTTACAGCTATCGGAGCGCCGCTATTTAAAAATACACCGTTTTTCTTAGGTGCTGTAATTGTTACGG